GGAGATTGAACTGTTTCAGTAAACTCCTCATCCAAAGTAAAGTTGATATAAAAATCCATCATCTGCAAGAATCTATTAACTTGCTGATTTATTAATGGAAGATATTTTTTTATTATTTTAGATTTAACTCCACCATCTTTCAATAAACTATATGAAAAATCGTGATAACTTATGGAATCTTTTTTAGAGGCTAATGCCTCGTATGTCTCTGCTAACTTATTTTGAAAAGATTCTAATTTCTCATGCTCAGTATTTCTATTTGCAAGTTGCTCGGTAATTGTTTGAATTTCCGATTCCAGATCTTGCTGCTGTCGTTGATATCCAGCGATCCGAGTATTGTTTTTAGAAATGCCATGCGTTAGGTTAGTAATCTCCTTAGATAAAGTTATGAATTGATGCTCTCGCTCTTCTTCCTTTTTAATTGCCTCCTCTAGTTCTTGATAACCAGATTGCAACTCCTTTGCTTTAGTTTGAGCATCGTTAATTTTATTTATTCTAAAGTCTTCATCTATAGATTGTGTACATGTAGGGCAAACAGTATGTTCTGTGAAAAACTTATGTTCTTTAGTAATAGAAGATACCCTTTGAGATATTTTACCTTTGATATTTCCAAACTCACGTAACTTTTCTGTAGCACCCATTACTTTCTCTTGTTCTTCGGTAAGTCCAAACACATGATCCTCTGTATGTTCGTTCTTCATAATTAACACACAAATCTCATCACCTATCGATCTCATTTTCTTTTTATTTTCTTCTATATTTTCTTTACTTCTATTCTCTATCTCTG